CTGACGGCTGATCTCCCCCAACTCCACGACAAGCGACTGACTGGTGATATTAAACGAACGTTTGAACGCATCCCAAGCGTTGATGCAGTTTTCCGTGCATTTGCCGATAATATGACCCTCGACACTGATCGAGCGACCCTGAGCCACTGGAATATTGCTAAACCAACCATCCGACCATGCTTTGTCCTTGGTCTGCAAGGTCGAACCAACACCGTCGAACAATCCCGAAACGTTCTGAAACGTTACGTGCCACTCACACCCGTATGAGTCGATTCCGTACAAGGGGAAACCGTTCAGGGTCAAACGGACATCGCGCGGGTCAAGGGTAAAGATAGCCATACCCTCAGTCTACCCGCGCGGCTTGTCACACGTAATGGAAATTAATCACCCTCACAGTCTCTTGAGCGGCCGCGTTCGGGTCAAGCGCGTTCACCGTGATAGGTGCGCTCACACGCGGGCCACTGTTCATGTTCACAGGCACCGGGCTAGACATAACTGGCATGGGCGCCACAATGGACGACGGCAGAAGAGAATTCACCATGTCTTCCACCGGACGAGTGGCCGCACGCTCGTTCTCAGATACGCCACGGCCAAGACCAGCAGGAATCATCCGACCTATCTCACGGTCGAACACCTTAGACGGGGACGCGATACCCAGCAGGCTCTTAGCACCGTCGATGATACCGCTAACCGCTTTCTTGACCGCAGATATAGCACCGCCGATGGCGTTCGTGATGCCGTTAATCAAGCCTTGAATAATGTTCTGTCCGGCGCTCAGCAACCATGATCCGGCTCCGCTGAACACGCCCATGATACGGCTTGGGATACTGGTGATGAAATTCATCATCGAGCTTACGCCACTGCTGACAGTACTGGTGATGCCACTCCATGCACTGCTCACCGCGCCCTTAATACCGTTCCACACACTGCTGAAAATACCGCTGATACCGCTCAGCACGCTTGAGATGACGCCTGACACTGCATTGATGGCACCGGAAACGATACTTTGGATGCCGTTCCAAACACTGGAAACGATATTCTGGATACCTTCCCACACTCCAGACCAATCACCGTTAATCGCTGCCAATACGGTGGTGATTATCTCGTTAATAACGTTCATAACCGAAGTAACAACCGTCTGGATGAATGGGAACACCGCGTTAATGACGCCTTGAATGTAAGTGCCACAGATTTGGAACGCTGATTGGATGGCGGGTAGCACGGCCTGAATCAACGAAGCGATGTTATTAATCACAGGCGTTACAGCAGTCGCGATGACGCTCATAGTTTGCCCGATATTGCTCACCAAGGTAGACAACACTGGTGCAATGGTCTGGATTGCGGCCGTGATAATAGGCATGATGGCATTGCCGATATTCTGTAAGGCACTCATTAGCGGCTGGAGTGCCGGAAGCACCGTCTGAATCGACGAGGCGATGTTATTAATCACCGGCGTTACGGCAGTTGAGATGACACTCATAGTTTGCACGATGATGCTCGCCACGGTAGCTAACCCTGATGCGAGGGGCTGGATTGCAGGCATGATGGCATTGCCGATATTCTGTAAGGCACTCATAAGCGGCTTAAGCGCCGGAAGCAACTGAGATTGCACCATTCCCACAACTGGTTGAAACGCTGTCTGGAACGTTGTGCCAATTTGTGAGAGAATCGGGCCGATAGTCTGCACTAGTCCCGTAAACACGCCGCTAAGTCCGCTGATTCTCTGCGCCAACATGCTGATACCGGATGTCAACGGGCCTTTGAACTGGTCAAGAATCGTCGTACCCACACCAACCACGGACGCTTCCAGATTACCCATCGCACCTTCGATAGTGCTGGTGCTGGTAGCGGCTTCCTTCGCGGCGTCCGTCATACCCAAGTCCATTATGGCTTGATTGAATTCCTCCGCGCTGATCTCGCCCTTCTCCATCGCGTCGCGGAAGTTCCCAGTGTAGGCGCCGTTCTTGAGCATCGCCTCTTGAAGTTTGCCGGATGCACCGGGGATGGCGTCGGCTAGCTGGTTCCAGTTTTCCGTGGTGAGCTTTCCCGCACCAGCGGTCTGCGTAAGCACCATGCCCACCGAGCTGAACGTTTGCGCGTTACCACCGGCGACAGCGTTCAAGTTACCAGCGGCTTCGGCTAGTTTGTCGAAGCCCTGTACTCCGTTCGCGGCAAGCTGTGCGGTCACGTTGCGAATATCGCTGATGCTGTAAACAGTCTGGTCGGCGTAAGTCTGAGTGCTGGCTGTGAGCGCGTCAATAGTACCCGTATCCAGTCCGGCGAAGTTCAGCGTGCTTTTGAACTTGTCCGCAGAGTCGGAGGCTTCGATAATGTCTCCGGTAAGATCACCGATGGCGTCCACAGCCATACCGATACCCGAGGAAACAAGACCGCCAACGGCACCGGCGGCGACACCGAACTTCCCTAACCCGCTGGAAGACTTACTAGCAGACTTGTCAACGTCACCCAACGATTCATCAGCCTGTCGCGCCGACTCTTCGATCTGACGGCTACCCGATTGAATATCCTTTACGCCAGCGTTCCAGTCGCCGGTGTTGATCTCGGCGTCTAGGGTCAGTGTCGAGTCTGCCATTACACGTCCTTTTCGAGTTTTTCGATAATCGTGTTAATATTGCGGTCGCCGTGCTTGCTGAACGCGGCGGCGATGCAGTCGAACGTCATGAGATATTGTTCCGCCAGTCGCCGCCGTCGGATACGGCGTCCCTCTCTGAGCAGGTTCATCATCAGGGAAGGAGACACGTTGTTTTCCAGCACGTCGCGGATAGCCTGCCACCCATACAAAGCACCAAGCTCGGCGAGGATATGAACGCTCGGAAGCGGCTTGCGAGCCGCCTCCTTCTGTTTGTAATTCTTCATTGCCTCACGTTCGGCGGGAGTAAGCAGACTATCCCACGACTTCATCATTTGCCCTTGATGTCAACGGTGATGTTCTTCGCCATAAGCCCGCACAACGCGGTCATGGCACGCTGGTATGCGAGGTCGCTACGCTTACGGGTCTGTTCAGCCCACACGGAGAATTTATCAGCTGGACTCATAAGCGATTCGACCAACGGGAAGATAATCTTTTCAGCGGTTTCTAAAGTTTCACGGTTCGCCACGCCAGCGCTCAGCTTGTCAATCGTCTCCGCATTATCCAAGATCGTGAGCATGTCCTTCGAGCCGAGCGGGCGCATGGTGTACACGGTGCCGTCGATTTTCACGGTGAGGGTGCGGAACGCTTCTCGGGTGTCGATGCTCAAAACAGGGGTAGTCATTGTTGCTCCATTCGGGTGATATCATGGGACTGTTCCCCTTCGGAAACTTCTAGAACTCGCGCCCGCCACCCGACCGTGCCAGCTACGGTGGCGGGCGTTACTTATGCTCGATTACCGGCGACATTAAAGTTAACCACGGTTTGAACAGTGCCACTCTTGAACGTGACGGTACCCGTACCAGCCTGCTCAAACTTAATATCCCAAGTACCATCCCCGTTGTCCGTAGCGACAGCCTTAACAGTTTCAGATACGGTGGCGGTGATGGTACCAGTGGCGCCATTCGGGAACGCCGCCACATTCACCGTCACATGATCCCCGACTTTGCCGGAGATGTTCGCCGGGGACGCGGTAAGCGCGGTGACCTGAACGGCCTCCGTCTTGATGGTGCCGGAATCCTCGTCGTAATACGATGGGTTATTTAGATCAAGCTCGCCCATGACCACGGTACCGTTCGCACCGGGAGTCATCGAGCCGGACAGTGTGACCACGAACGGGTCGGATAGGCTCACGGTGAACTCGCCGCCCGCGCTGATTAGCGCCTGCGGGATACGGAAGTCCTGCGCCGATGAATGGCCATCGCACACGTTATGGATAATGATGTCACGCGGAATGTTGGAAACACATTCGGTGCCGCCGAAACGCACCTGACCCGTCTCGGACAGCGAACCGGAGATAACGCGCTTGAACTTCGCATTATGGTACAGTTCCGGAAACAGCATACCGAGGTAGCGGACGCTCGGACAGATAATGTTCAGCTCGAAACTCATTTCCTCATATGAGCCATTCGGTACGTTGATAGTGCCGGACTGCGAGGACACCTCGGTAGTGCCGGGAGTCAGGGTAATGGTGCCAGCTTCATCCTGAACGTAGTCAGGGGAGATCACCATATCGTCGATGTAGACTGTCTTCTTGCCAATAAGGGGGTAGGAAGCCATTGTTTGTCCTTTCGTCGGGCGGGACTGCACACGCGGCGACTAATGGACGGTTCCTATTCTACCGTTTCGGGGGAGAGTTTGTAATCCACATTGAACCGGATGCTTTTCACCCAGCGGCCTTCCCCGTCGATGGCGTCCATGTCGATTGCGGTAGCCGGATGCACGCGGATTGATACAAAGTCAATATCAGCGATAGGGTTGCATGTCAGTCGGCAATACTCATGCAGACGATTGTTGACGAAGTGCAGGAGCCGGAGCATCAACTTTCCTTGTTCGATCACGTCGAAGTAGCGGCTACTGACCGTGAGCTGATCCGTGTACAGGTCGCCGTTGATGCCCACGGTGTTCGCGTTGACCCAGATGCCCTCGGCGTTCGTGACGCTACCCGTGTCCAATACGGGACTAGTGCCGAAAAACAGGGTCTTGCCGTAAGTGCCGAAACCCTCGTTCTGGAGGGTCATGCACATGGCCAGATCAATCATGATGTCGCTCCTATCCTAGGTTGAAATACGACTTGGCGCGGCTGGCAGCAGTGTTCCTAGCCCGCTGGAGGTAGCGTACCGTGTTCGGGTGCAACCGGTTAGAGTACTCGCGGATACGTGCGTAAGGTACGCGACTGTTGCCGAACGTGATACGCCACTTCACGGTGGAAAGTTGTTGGAAACGGCCACTGTTACGCAAAGCGCCGGTCAAGACGGGAGCGTTCTGACGTGCCATCTTGAGGATGTCTGTCATCATTCTCACTCCGCCCTTGTTTAACTGTTGGGTGGAGAGTTTACGCGCCCAAGTAGCGGACAACTGCAGGCGGTAGCTCATATGCTGTCCCTGCCATACGGGTTCCCGTACACGGTGATGAATCGGGTCTCACCCATGTCCATATCGTCGCCGCGACTGGCTTGCGTGACTTGGTATACCCTGCCATCGGAGAGTTCCAGCATGAGGTCGGGCCATAATTCCATATTATCGCGCAGACTCTTGGGAACCGTGTCCGTTTGGATGTGGAATCGTCGGCTGCTGATACGTGAACCGTATTCGGTCGGCTGGTCGGACTGGGTGGAGTGCTTCACAATTACCTGCAAGTCGGCCAATTGTTCGTTAGGCAGACCGGGAGCCGTGTACCGCCAAAGCGTCGCTGTCTGGACTTGGTTCGGGAACAGTCGGAACGGGTCACAGAGCGTTGCCATAAGCGTAGTCACCCCCCATGTAATCCTGAGCGTTGAGCCACCACGGTAATTGATGATGCTTGCGAGGCAGGGAGAGAATGCCACCAGTCTGGACTCCGTTCCGGCATAGGCTCCACTGGCTAATAAGCGACTGGTACGGGGTCAACGCGCGTTCCATAGCCGTCTCGTTGATTGTGGCGTAGCCTACGCTCACATCCTCGATGCTCTTGGAGGTGATGCGGTCGGTCTGTTCAAGAACGTTCTGGTCTGCCTCGATGACAGCCGCCAATACTGAAGATAATGGGGCGGGGAGCTTGGCGAACCCGTGCGTTCCGGTCACGGTTATTGCCGTGCCGACATTAAGACGTTGCGCGATAGTCAGGCAGTTGGCGTACTTGGTTTCGGGCGTCCACCCGTCGCCCATATCGTAGTTTACGCGAAAATCGAGCTTCACACCGTCGGTGGTCTGCACGTTTGTCACATCCGAATACCATGCCGGTAACGCTATGTGGCGGCCATCTCCTACGACAATTCCCACGTAATCATCCGTAATCGGGAATAGGTCTTTTTGGCATATGATGTTGGCGAGGTCTGCGAGCGCGGCGTCCTTCCATCGCGCGTAGATCGTCTCTCCCACTTGATCGATTACGCTTGCGTCGATGTCCATGATCGCTCCTTCCGAAAATGAGTTAGGCCCTACCTCCCATTGTAGGAGATAGGGCCTTTGCGGTGCAGTCCCGCTACTGTTTAGGGTAGTGTGTCAGGCGGACGCCATCTGCCCGGCTGCGACCAAGGCGTTACGGAGCTCGATAAACTCGGCTTTAGTCGGAGTTTCGCCAGTCGGGTCGTTAACGTGCGTGGCCTGCTTAACCAGACCGGCCTTTTCCTTGGTCGCGTTGGTCGGCAGAACGCCGTTCGCGATTTTGGCTGCGGTTACGGTCTTGTCGGCAAGGTCAGTGCTGGTAATACCGCCATCCTGAATCTTACCGGCAAGGGAGGTCGGAGGGTCAACGGGATTACCCGAAGCGTCGAACACCGCTAGTTCGGCGATGTCCTGAACCGGGTTACGAGAGTCCGCCTTAACGAATCGAACTTGTTTAATCGTCATGGCAGATCACCTCATGCACCCTTCGGCTTGATGACCACGGCGGACTTCTCCGCGTCCAGACCGCCACCAGCGTAAATCTCCTGAAGATACTCGTTGGTGTTGGTGGACAACGCGAAGTTGGTGAAAGCCTCGATGGACGTATCGCCAACCACCGCGTAGTGGGACGCGGCCATAATGACGCCCATAGTGGTGGTGTCGTCCGTGTCCGTCCACCATTCAGGGGTAATGATCTGGTTAACGCCGAGGGCGCGGGCCAGAGTATCGTCACCGCCGAGAGCGATATACGTGTTGCCGTTCGAGTTCGCGGACATCAGCAGGTCGGCCACGGTGTCAGCGTTGCACAGCAGCACCTTGTTGCCCTGAGCGCGAACCATGTGGGAGGCACGCACGAAGTCCATCAGCGGAACGTTATCCGTCATGGTGTAGGAGAGCGCGAAACGGTTGCCCTTCCACTCGGACAACTTGTCTGCCGCGTCAGTCACAACCGAACGGAAATGCGCCATGTCCGTGTAACCGCCGAGCGTGATCTGACGTTCGATGGTCTGGACGATGTAGTTCGGGAGTTCCTGAAGCACGTAGCGGAGCAGAGCGCCCGGACGCTGGGTGCGACGGATATCGCCCTTGTTCAGGTTGATGTACTTGTAGGTGTAGTCGGCCTGAAGCTCACGCTTCACGAACGAAAGCACCTGTTCCTTCTTCTTCGTGCCGTAGGAGGCCACCGGGTAGCCGTGAGCACGGGTCTGATCAGTCAGACCGGCAACGTTGCCACCGATGGTGAGACGATCCATTCCGGTCTTGCGCAGCAGGTTCCACAGGCCGGAGCCGCGCGTGTTCAGCGCGTCCGCGATTGTGGTGATTGCCGCAGTCGGGATGAACTTGTCCACGTTGGTGGCGTCAACGCCGAACGATGCGGTGTCCGACATGTTACGGTTCACGGTGTCAGCCCACTCACGGTGGAACGCTTCGACACCCTTGTTATCAGTGTCGATCAGGGCACGCTCGAACGCGATCATGGCGTCGCCGGAGTCAAGCCACGTCTTACGGTCGTGCGAGAACGTCACGGTACCCGACTGGTGGGCGGCGTGGTTGGCTTTGTTGATGATGATGGTCTGACGGCCGCTGGAAGTCTGCACGGGGTCCTCCGGTGCCGGGGTGCCCTCGCCCTCGCCCTCGCCTTCCTTCTGGTTGGTGATGGCAGCGGTGATGTCATCGAGAGCGGACTGCATGATGTCACCGATGGAATCGGTGAGCTGTTCCGCCTCGTCCGGGGTGAGTTTGAACTGGGCGATGGTACGCGCCAGTTTCTTCAGGAGTTCCGGGTTCATGGTGTCTCCATTCTTGTTGTTGCGGCTGTTGATTGCGGTGAAAGCGGCCCTTGGGTCGGCCCCACGATATACGACGCTGATTTCCAGTAGTTCGCCATCGTGGATGATACCGTCCTTGCCGGGACGCTGGTTGAATTCAACGGTGATGCTGAAACTGTTGGTCAGGCATCCGTCGGCGGCAAGCTGGCGGATACGTTCGCCTTGATCGACCTCGCTGAGTTTCGCTTCGGCCATCATCCCATCATCGGTCATCCAAAGTCGGGTGATTGCACCTGCTTGGCATTCGATGCTGGGCATGTGGTCGATCAGGAGCGGAAGGGATAGTTTGTCGGACTCGGTGAGGTCAGACACGAGTTTCAGAGTGCCGTCGATTAACGGCGCTTTCAGTGTCTTCAAATCTACAGTGAGTCCGTCGCACATCACTTTTCCGCTGTTGGCGAGGAAGGTGAGGGTACGACCATCGGTTTCTGGGGCACCGCTATTAGAGAAGCTCTTACGAGTCTTCATTTTGGCCCTTTCAAATAGGGGGGTAGTGGTGCGGTCGAACGTCCTTAATGGGCTTAATGTTCTGACCCCCATAGTAGCACGATGCGATACACGTCCAAACCTTTGCAGTTCGGGCATTTGAGCGTCACTATCGTGTCACGGGCGCAGGAACCTAGATACCGTCCGCAGTGTTTGCAATGGATGTCGTAAGTCATGATTCCACCACCTCGTAATCCTCGTAGCACCGGCAGTTGGGGTGTCCGTTCGGGGTCTGCATACTCTCGAAGTTGTTCACGTAGGTGCGGTCTCCGATCTCGACGCTGGCGTTCTCAGCCAGATACGTGTCATCCAATGCGATGCGGTTGCCTTCCATATGTCGGCAGAATTCGCACACTTTGTCATCTCCGGAAGTACGCCATACTTTGTACAGTCGGACGCCGAGCGTTTCGCTGAGATTGCGGGCGCTGTAGAGACTGCCGAGCCGTTGCGATTGCACGGTTTCGCAGCGGGCAATCAGTTCGGCGTGATCGTTGCCCATGCGTTCGAGCTCGTCACGCAGGCGTTCGGCGTCCCACTGTTCCACGTCGGCACGGTTCAGGATTTCTAGGACGTTGTTTGTGATGGTCTTGCTGGTGGACTTGGCGATGCTACGCAAGTGGTCCATGTAGGCTTCATGCACGGTGTCGGGGAGTTCAGTCCAGAAGTAGAGTTGCCGCCAATCATCAGCCGTATAGTTCTCGACTTCCACGGCAATGTCGCTTCCGGGGTGGACTTCAGCCCACGAGGTAATGACCTGTTCCAGTTCGTATCCGGTACGGCGGGCGTAGGCGGCGAGGTTGGTCATCAGGTCATCTTCCACGTCGTTTATCCACTGGTCGCCGATGGCTTCCAAATCGTCGCGGAGTCCGTTCTGGGATCGGCGGGTCATTCGGATGATTCTGTTCACGTAGGTTCTGGTGGCGGGCAGGATGCGTTTCTCGGTTGCCGTCTCCTGCGGTTTGATATTACGGCTATACCGTTTTGCGGCTGTTGGGATAGTTAGGGTCGGAGCCGACTGGTGCAGGTCAAGGCGATTGTACGAGTCGGGTAAGCCGAGCGCGTCCACGGCAGATTCCAGACTGGCCCCCATATTCAGGAGCTGGATAAGCGAGTCAATACGTACCTTCTGGGTGTCCGCCTGTACCTTCTCCATGTCGGTCTGGGAAGGCAGATCGAGGTTGAAAGTGATGCCATAGCCTAAGCCTCCAGTGATGCGGTCAAGTTCGAACTGCCATTTATCCCACACCGTCATACACAACGGTTTCAGCGTATTCTCGATGAACGCGCGTTCGGCCTGTTCGGCGTTGGCGTAGGTTTGCCCGTTGTCGATGCCGCGAATAATGTCCGGGACTGCCAGAGCGTTCGACAACCTGTTGTTTACCACGTCGTTCACGGTCTGCAAGTCCAGCGTATCGTTGGCGTTCTGGAACGGCACCCACACCAGCTTGCTCGTGGTGCTGGGCTTATGGGTCATAGGGTCAACCGGGATCATGTTGTACACGATTCCGTTGTTGTTGCCTGCGCCTCGGAATGTGCTTTCGAGGCGGTCGCGGTTGCGTTGGAAGTCTTCAGTGTTTTCCGATACGATGCCGAGCATTCCAGCGGGTACCGCGTTGTTGCCGAAGAAACCACGCTCATAGTCGGCGATCATATCGTCCACGTTCGCCCACTTCTTCACCGTCATGGCAGGAGCAATTCCGCGCGTCGGGTCGTTCGGATGCTGGCTGTAGCTGAGAGCGATGGTTTCGTCCCGGGAAAATTCGTAGACTCGTTCGCCGTCGCCCAAGTCCATCGTGACGCGATGATACCAGTCCGAGCGAGAAGAATCGTACTGGCGGCTGTTCGACGGTAGCAGCGTATATCCGATGATGTTGTCGGCTGTAATGTCTCCGCCCGGCCCGTTAGTTGTCCAGATAAGAATATCCAAGTGTGACTGGGTGAGGATGGTGGCGCAAACGATCTTGAGGAATTCCAAGCACGAATACGTGTCGTTTGGCGCGTAGAGCGCGGTCAACGGTGCGGGGGCCGGGTCGATGCGCCTGTTGTCCGCGTCCACGGCGTAGGGGATTACCGTGCTGAACCGTTGGGCGATGGCGTTCACATACGGGAACACGTTGTCGTAGGTGTCGTGCAGGGGGATGTTGTTGCCGCCCATCGGCTGCCAGATGTTCCCGCCCATCGGTGTGGGGGACATACTGGGTGCATGGTTACGGTCGAACGCGCTCATAAAACCTTCACGGAGATTGTTCAGCAGGCTCACAGTTCCTCGATTCGTCATAAGACCCTGCGTCTAGTCTACCGGGTGCAACGCATAAACCTAGCAAACAGCAACGTCCCACGATGGAAGTTGCAGCGGCTTGTAGTAGGCGAGAAGGACGCTATCCGCTAGATCGGGGCTACCAGTCTGATTCTCTGTTTTGTAGTCTTTCTTCCGCTGCACTTCGCGTAGGTTTCTGTTGTTGATTGCCCATTCACGGGTGCTGAGTTCCTGAAACAGTTCGGCGCGGGGTTCCAGATTCGGGTTGATGGTGATTTCCGAAAGCTGTTCGGCAAACTCGAACCATAATTCCGAACTGATTGCCGGATAGCGGTCGGGATGCTTGGGCTTGGCTCCGAAGTTGACGCCGTTCACTGGTTGGCTTCGGCTGCGGAGAATATCCGTCACGCCTCCGCCCACGCCGGTATCGTCCACGTTGATGATGCTTGGATGATGTGCCGCGGCAAGCGTGATTATGCGTTCCGCTGTTTCGACAAGACTGGTCTTGTTCCAGCTCACGAGGTCTACTAGGTGGCGTCCCTTTACGATGGCTACGGCGGTTCGGTCGTCTCCGTATCGAGCCACGTCAACGCCGAAGCTTACGCCGCCTTCTGTTTGAGGTTGGCGTTCGGTCGCGTCTGTGAGTTGCTGCCAGCTTATGATCTGATTGATTGTTTTCTCGTAGGGCATTCCTTCCCAGATGTGGGCGAAGTCTGGGTTGTTTCGTGATTCTTCGACCTGCTGTTTGATTTCCTCGGGAAGGATTCCGGCTTGTTCCGCGTCCCGCCATGTGGTGTGATGGTGGGTGGTGCGTTGTTGGGTGAGCTGGCTCGGGTGGGTGACGAAACGTGTGGTTATCGCATCCTCCGGGGTTAGGGGATTGCGGGTGAAGATAATGGTGCTGCCGTTCTTTCGGATGGTCGGCAGCAATACGTCTAGGCTATGGTCGGTGATGAACTGGGCTTCCTCGATCCAGCACCGGTCTACGCCTTCGATGCCTTTCAACGTGCTTTCGGGGTCTTCGTGCAAGCCCTTGAACCAGAACACACTGCCGTTGACGTGTGTTATCTGTTCGCGGGTGATGGTGAAGCCGGGAAGCTCATAGCGGCTGATGATATCCGCTAGGAGCTGTTTGACGCTTTCCTGAATGCTGTTCTGGAATTCACGGGTGCATAGGATGCGGGTGGGGTACATGCTGGCTTCGAGTGCTAGGGCTAGGGCTACGCTGGTGCTTTTTGCGCTTGAACGGCCTCCGCTGTAGTCGTAGTAGCGGTATGGTGGGTTGTCACGGTCATGGAGGAAGAACAATAGGTCTTCGTATGCTTTGGGGATTACGAGGTTGAATGTTCCGTTTTGTTCCATAATGTGCGCGCGATTCTCAATAGTATGGTCTTCACCCGAGGGGACCCGAGCCTTATTGAGAATAATAGGCTCGGGTTTGTTCACTTCACTGTGACGTTGATTGTAGGCGGCTCGTACATCTGAACCGTTTGGTCAACCTGCTGGCGGGGCATTCCCTCGGTACGGTTGGCGATGTCCTGATAGGAGCGGAATGATTTCTCACCGCCCTTCTTCGATTCAAGAACACGACGAAGGGCGATTTGTTCGGCTTGGGTCAGTTCGTCCATACGCTGCACCCACTCCGCAATTTCCTCGTTCGTGAGTTCAAGGAATTGCTGGAGGTTGTATTTCACGCTGCCGCGTTTTGTCCATTTACGGCTGCGGTCTTGTGGGCGTTCTTGGAAACCGCCTTTACCGGTTGGGTTGTTGACGCCTCCGGTGATTCTTCCGTGTGCGTCTCGGGTTACGTTGCTCATAAGTGGTATTTTATGCTTTCTTGAGTTTAGTTTGTGTGTTGTGTTGGTTGATGATGGTTTGTATTTCTTCTGGAGTGGTGTTGAGTAGTTGGGCGATGTATTCGGTGTTGTAGTGTTTGCGGTGCCATTGGAGGGCTAGTTCGGTTTTGCGTTGGCTGAGGGGCATGATGGTTCCTTACGCGAGGATGTAGGTTATGAGTAGTTTGAGTAGGGCTATGGTGCCGGTGGTGATGAGTAGGACGGTTAGGGTGATGAGTAGGACGCCGAGAATGCGGCCTAGCTTGTAGCCGGGTGTGGTGTTGCGGAAGTAGTCGATTTCGGGTTTTCTTGGTTTCATTGGTTTGGTTTCCATGTGATCGTGAGGGATACGCCGGTGGTGGTGTTGTCGGCGTATCGTTTGTGGCTGGTTACGTCGGTTATCTGACAGTCATCATGCCAGATGCGTGTTTCTGTGATGGCGTCGTATAGGGCGCGTTGGAGTTTGTCTATATCGGGTTTGACTGTGGGGTGTTTGCGTTTGTGGGGTGGGATGGTTTTGGGGCGTGGCAGGTAGAACGTGGTTTCTATTTTGATGTATGAGTTGGGTGGGATGGTTGGGTGTTTGTGGTTGAGGATGGTGTCGCGCACGTGGTCGCGCCACGGGCGTTCCTTCTTGTCCATCGGTATGAGGCGGGTGACGGGTTTGCCTGTGGTTCGGCTCCTGCCGGTGATTGGCCGGTAGGAGCCTTTACTGGCGGGGATGCCGGGAATGAACAGGCTGAACGAGAATGGTTCGCCGGTCATTGGTTAAACTCCGTCAAGTCGAACGTTGGTTGCGTTTCCGCCTTGAGTTTGAGCGTGCGCAGGATGTCGGCGCGGTTGTTTTGATGCTTGTAGGCTAGTTGGTTTTGGCCGACGTATTTGAAGCGTTGACCGCAATTGTGGCAGAACAGCGGGTCGGCGTTGTTCTTGTAGATTTCGAGGATACGTCGGTAATATTCGGAGTCGTTTTCGGGTTGCCCGTTGATGTAGCGTTGTGTGGTGTCCGGCCAGATCAACGTTCACGTAGGCACGTTTCGTGAATTTCATGATTGCTCCTTTCCTGAAGATACGCCGGTTTGGTAGGCGTCACAGATCATCCGGACGAGTTCGTCTGCCTTTAGTTGGGTAAACGGGTACTCGCTCGTATCGATTTCATGGCCAGCAGCCTGTTTGGGATTCTCGGTTTGTTCCGATTCGGTGGTCTTCGATGAGGCCAATAATTCTAGGACTTTATCGCAGGCTTTGATAGTTGATTCGATGATGTAATTCTTATCTTGCTTGTCAATGTCCAGTTCTCTTATGGCCGAGTGTATTGCGTAACACAGTTGTTGGTCTCTTACGAGATAGCGGGTCATGGTAATTCCTTTCAATCGGTGGTGATTTGTGTGAGTCAGCGCATTTCTACCTTGGTGGCAGACTGTGCACGGCCAGCCTGTATCCGCAGTACGGGAAGGTCACGTAATATGTGCCCACCGTTTCGCCGCAGTGGGTGCACTCTGCATATCGGATTGCCCTGCTCCTTTCGTGTCCTTCCAATGTTTTTCACGCCAGTCGGCTACAGTCTTGCGGTTTTCGTCTGTTAATCCCGTATGGTACTTGAACATGACAAGGCTGAGCGCGAACTCGTAGCCTTTGCTTCATTTGTCAGGCACGCCATACACATGGTTTTTCTTCGAAGAGGTAACGGCAGTAATCATGCAGTTCGTCAATCGTCATTTCGTGTCCTCGCTTTGATTCGGTACTTCCGTGGGCATGTTGCCGGTGTAGCCGAGCATGGAACGGCAGTGGTCGGCTGTCTTTTCGTATGCGTTGACTTGTCCCTTCACGACACCGTATGCGGCCATGTCATGCTTCCTTAGAAGAGCGCTCGCCAGTCTCAGGCTTTCCGCTGCTAACTGTTCGCACCAGTCGATGATCTCGTTGAGCGTCTTGTCTTTCTCGGTGATGTTCACTGCCATTTAGAACACGTCCCATTCGTTGTCGGTCTGGTTGGGCGAGCTGGTCGGGCCGAACGGGTCGGTTCCCGGCCACTGGTTGCCGGACTGCTGAGTTTGCTGAGTCTGCTGGTTCTTGGCTTTGAGCATGGCGAGGCTGATGGTCGCGTGTTCGATGATGAAGTCGGCGCGCGGCTGCCCTTGGTTGTCGGTGTCGGCCTTCCATTTGAGGACGCCTTCGACGCGGACAGGGGTGCCCTTGCGCAGCATGCGTTCGTAGGTTTCCGCAAGTCTCAGGTCATATTCGAAGATGGTTGCCCACATGGTGTCGTGGTCTACCCATTGTCTTGCGGTCTTGCTCCAGTATCCGCCTGTGGCGGCGACTCGGATAAGCATGTAGGGGTTGCCGTTGCGGGTCTGTTTGCGTTCGGGGTCTGCCACCAAGCGTGCGAGCGGCAGTGTGATTCTTGGGTCATTCATCGTCGATCGTTGCTCCTATGGGTAGTGGTGTGATGTCGGGGTTGAAGTAATAGCGGTTGCCTACCTTGATGTATGGCAGTCGTTTCTCACGGCAGTATCTGCGGACGGTCTGGATGTTGAGGTGCCAGCGTTCCGCGTACTGCTCCGTCGTTGCGGTGTAGTCTTTAGCGTACATGATTTAAATATACATCAGATTACTCTTGATTGCAAGTAGCATGTGCTAGCTATATAATATATATATGCGCACTGGAGATGGGCGCACCAACATCAAATAAGATAGTAATAGGAATAAAGTAAGCGCCTCCCCCATGGAACCGGAAGAGAGGCGCTAACAGAAAGGTGGAAAACATGTCCGATACGAGTATAGCACAGAACTCGGGTTTTTCGCTGTTACCGAATTGGGCGGTGGATGATGACCGGTTGGGCGGATACGACCTGCTGGTGTATATGGCGCTGATACGTCACGCCGACAGCACTGGCGTATGCTGGCCCAGCTTGGCGCGGCTGGCGAAGATCGCGCGTTGCTCACAGCCCACGGTATCCAAGAGCCTCAACGTGCTTGAACAACTTGGATATATCCGACGGGTCAAGTCCGATGGCAGGTCCAACCGGTATCACGTCTCGCTGTGGAAGCCGACCCAAAAACAGGGTTATGACCATGCACCGACCCCAAAACCTGCTTTTGACCCCTCAAAACCTGCTTTTGACCCCTCAAAACCTGCTTTTGACCCACCCCAAAACGAGGTTTTGATAAACAATACCCAAGAGAACAAAACCCAAGAACAATACTCGCGTGACGAAGAAAAAATCACAGTCACCTGCCATTCGGTGGATACCCTCAAGGCTCTTATGGCGTTGTGGCCAAAGAAGTGCAGGGTCTCTAACGAATTCCTCATGTATTTCAATACGGCTTACGACGAGGTTGGTGCCGATGCGCTTATGAGGGCGGCGAGGCGTTTCGTGGAATCGTGCGATGGTACGCCATTGCAGTACGTGCGGACTCTGCCCGTGTGGCTGGCCAACTCGGTTAATTGGAGATCGCAGAAGCAGGATCAGCGGAGCGAATCGAAGCTGTCGAACTGGATGTCCCATAGGCTTCCCGATTCCATGTCCGCCGACGTGGCGACCGTTCTGCGTGCGAGGCGTGCGTATTGGGGTGCCACCGGTGGTGTGGAGGCTTTGGAAATGGAATTCTTCCCAGACGAAGTTAAGAATGTGGGCAATTTGCAACAGGAACCAACAGTGTGATATAATATCTATATCACACATTGCATAGAAAGGATGCATATGAAGATCTACACAAACCGATACCACGACTTCACCCCGTCACAAGGCATACCGGTACGCATAACGTACGGTTCGCCACGATGGCGACTTCCATACACAATCGCAGCATCGGCGAAAACAGTGACGCCGGGCCGATGGTTCATGGAAGGAACCGACGAAGAATTCACCGAACGGTATCGTGCCATGCTGGACTCACACGGGGTCGCCCGCATCAGAACGGAACTTGAAACGATATCGCAACTCAACGGAGGTAAAGACATCGTGCTTCTATGCTTCGATGACGTAAGAAAAGGCTTGTGCCACCGAACGATTTTCGCCCAATGGTGGCAGGAAAAGACCGGTGAAGGAGTCAAGGAATTACAAAAAGGTTTGGAGGCCGATCAAAATGTGCTATTCTAATGACCGTTGCCATTCCGCCCCTAGCCCACCGGATAGAGCGCCCAATCTCGAATTGGGAGGCACCAAGTTCGACTCTTGGGGGGCGGTCTGATGGCAGGTTTCAACTCACCGTCCATATTGTTCCTCAACACTTGGGATAAGCCCGAACGTGATTGGAACGGGAATCTGTTTAGGCAGGCACCCGCGTCAGGGTATACGCGATACGTCGAACTGTACGCCGGAGCCTTCGCAAACTGCATGGTCGCCGTGGAGAACGGCTGGAAACCGGAGCAAATCGAGGCGTGCGACGTGTGGGCGTACACCGCAGCGCTCGGATATGCATATAGCGGGACGCCTCTCACCGAAATGCGGGCAACCGTTGACGGTTCACCAGTCTCGCTCTCAGGAAACGCAGCGGATGACGCGGCTACCGTAATCATGGCGCAATACCGTATGCGTCTCAGCAAGCACGACGATATCGATTACTACCGTGAACTTCTGGCTGATCTTGACATCAACGATTCGGAACACGTCGGGCAGCTACGGGAGCGAATCGCAGCGAATATAGTCAAGTTGGGGGGGCTGAGATACGAGCCCACCGACCCGATGAAGTATGCGGAACGCATTATGGATGACCCGCACACCATCGTGTTCGCCAATCCTCCTACGTATCCGGGAGCTTATGAAAAGTTCTTCGAGACCGGGGGGAGATTCCAATGGGCGGAACCTGAATACAACGTATTCAACGCGCCCGTCGATATTCCCAAGCTCTGCAAGCTGTTCGATGGGCGTAAGGCGTTGCTGATCTGCCAGCAGCAGCAAACGCCCGGAAACGCCGCAACTGATAGCCCGGTCTACGCTAGGCGTCTTGGTCTGGACAGTGTGATTTACATGAATTCCAACCGTCCGAACGAGGTCAAACGTCTTGTCGGCGGGAACATGGTGACTGTGGCGGCGTCGAAATCGACGGAGATACCGATACCGATATTGCCCAGAGATCATCAGATTACCGAACGTTCCGAAATCAAGGTCGTACCGTTACGCGATAGCGCGGCCCAAGACTCGTATCTGCAAGTGATGCGGCATAGGATATCGGGAAACGTGAGCCCGATGTGTGTTCTCGTACTAATCGACGGTTACGTTGCCGGGATCATCGGATATGGTCTGCCGAACCCCATGTACACGATTCGCTACGCGGTATTGCGTCAAGCATTCGGGGTATCACACGAACGGTATCGGCTTACGAAGCTGGTCACGATGATAGCGTTACGTCGTTCCACGTTCCAGCTCTGCGCTACGCCCAAGACACAGATACTCGTCGATGCATGCGATGGGCTGGCAACCGTTGAGTACACGCGTTACCCCGAAGCCAAGGGACTTCGCGGCCTGATGAAACTGGACAGACGCGACCGTAAAAACGGACAGTACCAATTGCAGTATAAGAGCGATTGGCACGACGAAATCGGCTTAAGGAACATTCTCGGACAGTTCCTAGCCAAAGAGAACAGGAGGAAATAATGGCCGATATCGACACGTCGCAAGAAATGACCATAGCCGACGGTTTGACAATCAAGTGGGTTGATGTGGTCAATCTCAAGGAACAAGACCTGAACGCGCAGGTCATGGAACCACGTAAGTTCGACGCGCTAACCCAGAACATCAAGCTACGAGGGATGTTGGAGTCATTGCCGTACTGTTCGCAACCGAACGGAGAAGGGCCGATAAGTATTGTTTCCGGCCATCATCGTACAAGAGCCGCCGCCCGCGCCGGTATCCAACGTATCCCGGTTATCGTGGACACGAAGCCTATGACACGTTCCACCATAACGGCGAAACAGATAGCCGCCAACGAACTCACCGGCCACGCCGACGAGAAACTGTTGGCGCAGCTGGTCACTCAGATGGACAACGTAGATGACTTGTTGCTCAGCGGACTCGATCAGGACAGCCTACCGCACGTCGAACCGCAGCAAGTCAACCTGAACGGTTTGAATGTGAAGTACGAGTATAAGGACGTGGAGTTTTTGTTTCTGACCCGCGAATACGAAGAACTTGAACAGTTCGTGGATGATTGCAACTCGGACATGCTCGGGTTGGCGCCTATGGAATTGTACGACGAGTTCGTGCATCAGGTGACATCGTTCGCTTCACGTAACGGAATCAAGAATATGGCTGCTGCGGTATCCAAGATCATCGAGATAGCGAGGAAAGACGCCGAGGAAGAGTGATTACAGGCCGGGCGAGTCCCGGCTTTTTTTTGTTTGCATCACAAGACACAATATGATATAATGAATATATCAAGCGATAAGGCTTGAGATATGCCCAAGGAGGAAACAATGGAAACAGTTAGAAATCTCACCGTCGAACAGGCCCGCGACATGATTCACAGCATCGACACCAGTCTAATCCCCGAATGCCGCGACTTCGACACATACACCGAGACGGACGATATCTGGCGTATCGGAGATTACGGATACGTTGACGCCGACGTGTACGAGCAAGCATTCCGGGACTATGAGGAACGTAACGGGAAGACCGAGTGGGCGAACACCATGTACGTGCTTGAAGGCAATCAACCAGACCGCCTCGAAGCCTTCGTGAAAGCGTACAATCTCGGCGGGATGCCAATGCTGGACGGGCTTCTGGGTAACCAGTTCGACAACGGGGACGCGGATAATGTGTATTTGACGAACGGCGAGGCGTGGCCAATCTGACTTAATGCATGTCCTAGCGTCCTAATTGGCGTTATCTCGCCAGTTAGGACGTCCTAGACACTCGTCCTAGCACGTCCTACTAGGGCGCTGGGGCATGTCTTTGAGTGTCGCTGATTGACTAATCCCACCACATGTGATATATTATATATATCAAACAAACGGCTTGACCTTATACCCCAAAGAGGCAACAATGAACAACAACCTGAAACCCATCGACCAACTGCTCGACAACCGGAAAGCCAACCTCACCGAACAAGTCCCAGCCCTCTACAAGCAGTACAAGGAAAAGCGGAAAGCCATCTGGCACGATCCCGAGCTCGACGGTTATAACAAGCTTAAGGCTCAGGCCGACCTTAAAAGCAGCTACGGCAAGATGGTTGTAGAACATGGATACGACTCCGTTTGCGACCCCGTAAAGTTCGCCACGTTCCTCGACAAGGAAGCCTCCTGCAAGAAGGCCGACATCATCGACCGTTGCAACGACAAAGCCGGAGGCATAGACGAAGTCGAGTGGACCTACATCGGCCCCGATGGAAGAATCAACGGCATCATCTCCGGACCTAAAGGCCGCTTCTCGATCAAGAGCATTTTCGCGGGAGGATACAACATCCAATGCCTCCATGTGAGGGTCCTAGTCCACAAACTCAAGTAATCACATTTGTAATATCACGCAACATATAATATACTTTATATATCATCACACTATCAGGAAGGAACATTGTGATGGCAACCAACAATCTCAGCAACAAGTTCATGCAAGTTCTCAACGAAGTCCCCAACTTCGTCACCGACGAAACCGCACAGGCAGGCAACCGGACTTACAAGTATCTCAACCTCGCCACGATACTCAAAACCATCAAACCGGTTTTCGAGAAGTACGGTCTGGCATTCAGCCAGCGCATCACGTTCGACAACACGGGAGAAACGCGACAGGCCATCGGAACAGTGGAAACCATCATTTTCGATGATACAGACCAGATGGTGGTCTGCTCCTATCCGTTCTTCGTGACCGGCGACCCCCAGCAGGTCGGTAGCGCGATCACTTACGCCCGCCGCTATAGTCTCTACGCAGTGTTGGGCATCTTCCCCGACAAGGACGATGACGGAGCGTATGCCAAGCAGCGTTACGAGACCGCAGACCGTGCGATCAGCGCCGAACAGTACGCCGATCTGGTCAAGGCTATGGATGCGCACAATATCACATCCGCGGAGCGCGGAGACTTCATCAACGGCACTCTGAAACGTCGGGTCAGGGGATGGAATGGACTCACGCAAACCGACCTGAACAGTCTGATGAACGCCGTCAACCGAATGTAAGTGGCCTTTCGCGTTGGCGCACTTTTGGGATTTTGCTTAAAACAAACCGATTTATAAGCCCTCTTGTTCTAATAAGGGAGCTGGAATGGAGTATCTGAAATGTTTGACAACGAACTTGCCTTCGACAAGCTGCTTGACTCGCTCGGCGCGGAAACGCTGCTGGATAATCTCGTTCGGGCGTTGACGGCTGATGAGCAGCGTGAGAACTTCGATTATATTGCGCGTTGCTTTGACATTGACCTTTCCGACTGCGAAAGCGAGGCGTGAAAGGGAACGTAAGTAGTCCCCCTCTTATATTCCGGGCTTTCGGGCGTGAGCCTATCAATTACGCCCATCAATCACCGTTGATTATCCACGTCCTACTAGGGTGCTGGGACCTGTCCCTGCGTGTCGCTGATTGATTAATCCCACCACATGTGATATATTATATATATCAAACAAACGGCTTGATATATAACCCAAGGAGTTACAATGAACGACTTCAACCTTTCCGCCGTCATCAACCAGTGTGAGTTTGACTTCGATAAAGTCAGCAGCATCCATTATGAATCGGAACAAAAACCGTATGATACGGCGATTATCACGTTCACCGACACCCAGCTGTGCGCCCGAGTCACCGATGACGCGGAAAACCACGTCTCTCTGTTTTCTATCTTCTGGCGGGCGGAACCCGACGATCCGATCTACACGGACGGATGCATGGAATACTCTGAAGCGATCGATTTCATCGACTGCCCCGAGTCCATCATCCAAGAGGCCGCGTGGAATCTGTTCAAGGAGATTCGCACCGTCATCCACCAGTACGCTCCCCGCTTTGCATAACAGATACTCGTGGGCGGGACTCGTCACCCGCCCACACCCAACCGAAAGGACAACATCAATGAAGATCATCAATGTATCTCAAGCCCACGAAACCGAGGCATGGCTCGACGAACGAGTGGGCCGTATCACCGGCACCAAAAGCGGCGGACTCGCCTTGGAACACTACGCTCAGACCGACGTAGAAAAACTTAAAGAGTACCGAGACAAGGCGTTGGAACAAGCGAAGAAGGCGAAGGCGCCAGACAAAGCCAACGAGTATTACACGAAGGCCCAGAACTACGACGAGAAGATCGTGGACGCCGAAGCAAAGAACAAACGGCTTAAGGTCGGCGTGGACTTCTGGAAGTTCCTAGCGGAACTGTGGGCCGAACCAGCGGACGGTGAACCTCCGATGGAACGCGGCCACCGTCTCGAACCCGAGAACATCCAGATCACCCTCAAAACGCTTGGCTTCAACCCCGTCGATTGCGTCCCCGATTGCGGTATCTGGGAGAGTGACTATGACGACCGTATCGCGTGCAGTCCAGACGCCTACGAGAACACTGAGAAGCCGACGTGGGCCATCGAATGCAAGTCGCTCGGCTCCGCCTACCATTTGCAGGCCGTCGTACCGTGGATGATGCACACGGACGCCATGCGATCTCATATCGCCAACCTCAAACCTGAACTGGTCGAAGTCATTGAACAGGTGTTGCCCGAATACACTCTGGACTCTAAGGCGACCGGCTTCGACTTCATCCCCGACCAGTACAAAGCACAGGTGCTGCAATACTTCGTCGTGTGCGATTCGCTGGAAGTCCTGTATTTCTCGATGTTCGACCCGCGCGTGGTCGGAGCCGCACACCATCAGGTCATCCCCGTGTACCGTAAGGACATCACCGAAAAGATCGAAAACCATAAGCGTAGCCAGTTGGCCACGCTCCATATCTCCGATGTGCTGACCGACGCTCTGGGGATGACGTTCTGATGAAGACCGCAACGATTCTTGAAAGCCCGGACATGTTCGCACTATTCGACGGATGCCCCACATGCAAGCGGCAGAGCGCCGTTTATCTGATGAAGTGCCGCGTGTACGCCCAACAGATGGGGCGTAGGCTCCGTATCGTATCGTCGGGCAGTCCCACCGCCCGGGCGATACGCACAATCGCCAAAGATCAAGGCGTAATCGTGCGCTACCCGATGATCTTGCTGGACGGATTGATTTACTCCGAGCCTCAAGACATCAGCCTTAACGATTATCTAGTGGACGATGACGAACCAGAAGAAGAGGAGGAACCCAATGAAGAATAGCATTTTAACCAGCGATGTGCTGGAACTGTTCGACCGTAACCATATCACCGCAAACACTCTGCGTAAGTTCATGGTGGAGAGCGTTGCCGACTTTCTCGGAGACAACAAGCACGACAAGGTGTGCGGCAAACTGTTTGACCGTTGGTATCAACACGTTCGCCGCTCCATCTGGATAGGCGCCGCTCAATACGCCTTGCAACAGCACGGGTTCGACCACGACGAAGCCACCAACGAGGCGAAACAACTCTACGAAACCCTGTACGCGGACTACAACAATCGATATCACTGCTGGCGTCGCCACGAGGAAAGGGAAACCGATGAAGACTAATGGCAATTGGTGGACTGCCGTGCTTTCGGCTGGAATCACGGCGGGATACGTAACCACTGTCGTACAGCTCTCGCCCGGCCCCGGCTATATGTTCTCCGCGCTCCGCCGCAAGCTGACCGTAAAGACCGAGAACCTGTCCAACTCGCTCCCCACGTGGGCCAAGGATTACGTGGACAGCCTCGGCGAACTCGCCTATTGCGGCTGGTGTCTCAGCCCGTGGGTGTCGCTTCCGGTATGGGCGATGGCAGCCAAGATCAACCGGGTACGGTTCGGAGTCAAGTGGGTGGCCGGGTGGATTGTGGCCGCTGGCATGGCCGCGTTCCTCCGCCACTCGGCTGAAACGGCGGTGGCGTAATGTTCAACAAACAACAGGTTCATGTGCTGTTGATTCTTTGGATGGCTAAGCGACCGCTTACCCATAAGGAAATCGAACGTATGGCGGTTTTAGCGAATTATGACGATACTCCGCAGGGATTGAGGACGCGCATGATCGAGCTTGAGCGTTCCGGTCATGTGTACCGTGTCGATCGGGATGGCGTGAACGGTCGGCACCGTCATTGCTGGCGGTTCGCGCTGACTGACGATGGGCGCGAAGCCATTAGTGAGCTGTTTGGCAAAACAGAAACAATGTGATATTATCTGTATATCACACATCGTATGGAGGTGAAACATGCGCAAGCAAAACAAAATCAAAACCGTAATCAACGGCCAAGAAGTCACCGTGGAACAGGACAACCAGACCGGCCAGTTCTTCACACGACAGAACATCGGCAACATCCCAGTTGACTATACGACCATCAGCGACCGCGTAACCATCGGCCAGTGCATCAAATACTGGAGGATACGCCACGGGTATTCACAGGCTGAACTAGCCGAACGAATCGGCGTCGCCAGTCCAAACGTGGTCGCCATGTGGGAAACCGGACGCCGCAAACCGCAAAAGCAATACCGGTTGCGGTTGGCCGAACACCTCGGCTATGACATCCTGACCAAAGACTAGAACCTTGCACGATTAATCCAATCATCATCACACCAAAGGAGCAACAATGGAAAACGACACCATCCACTATCTGACCTCGATCATCAACCTCTTACAGAAAACCCCACAAGCACAAGAAATCATCGACACCCAAGGACTCGGACAGGAACTCACGTTCGGACAAATCGGGATTAAAGACGCCAAAGCGTTCCTCAAACTCTACGACGTTCTGGGCAGCGTCGAAGGCGTTAAGATCACGGCCATTCATGAATGCAAGACAGACACCGATAGGCAATATTTCTTCAAACTCGTCTCCCCGATAACCTTGTACTTCTTCCACTGCGACGGAGTATCCGAGTGAGCAAAACAGACCCTGATATCGAAACCCGTATGAAGGTGTTCAACCGTGACCACGGGAGGTGCTTCATCTGCGGGCAATTCTTGAGCGCCGACGCTTTCAACCTGCACCACAGGCGTATGCGCTCCCACGCTTGGGAAGGACTAAACCTACCCAGCAATCTTATTACCGTGTGTGGGTCGGGAACAATGGGATGCCACGCACGCATCCACGCCCACCCCAAGGAATCATACGCAAAAGGGTGGCTGGTCAGCGCCTACAACGATCACCCCGAGAACGTTCCAGTGTTCAGCGAATACCGAAATCGAGAATTCCTCTTGAACAACTGAAAAAAAAAGAATAGCCCGACACCAGTCATCAAGACCAGTGTCGGGCTAGTTCATTCGGTCATCACACCATCGCTCGAAAGGAGCAACCCCAGTCTATCACTTGGAGGTGCCAGTGTAGACGCGGGTCATGCCTCTTCCTGCCACCCTTGCGGGTAGATGTCCGGAGCCCACACGCACCCGTCCAGCACGCACGTGTAGTGTTTCCCGTTGTAGGTGATTTTGTCGCCTACGTGATAGGCGTTGTGCGCGCCGGTAGGCTGCTTGTATTCCGGCCATTTGTCGCCGGGTTTCTCGGGTTCGCCGGGGTCGTTCGATGAACCTGATTCCAGCTTGCTTAAACGCTCCTCGATGGTCGTCTCCCATTCCTCGATGGCCTTCACACGTTCGGCCAACGTGGCGTAGGAATCGTCGGGCTTGGCGTTATCCCGCGCCTGTTCGAGTAGCTGTTTCATCTCATCCTCGGTGAGTTCGCCCATCACGTACATGGTCTTGATGCGCTCGGTGAAGTCAGCGAGGTCGTAGCCTCCGGCGTTGACGAGGGTTTGGAATGTTTCGAACATTGGTTATGCTCCTTGCATGATTGCTTGATTGACCTCAAGCAATGCAATCATCATCATCACCTCACTTGGAGATGCCTGCATAGTGGACACCGAACATTCCAGCCACGCCGGAGCCGACCAGAGCACAAGCGCCACCCATTACAGCCACCCACGACGGCATGTCCGGCACGGCGCTCACGAAACTCAGCACCGCACCGGCGATACCAACCAGTCCGGAAACCAGATACGCCCACTTACGAGTCGCTGCGTTGAACGTCGGCACGTAATTATCATTGCCGTCCGCCACTTCGTTATTGATCTCGGTGTCCTTGGTCGGCTCACCAGTATTGATGCTCAT